TGTGGTGTACGTGAAGTATCACAAAGCAACGGCGTATCAGTTGCAGAAGCTTACGCAATAGATCTTCAAACGAATACAAGAGTCGTTAAAGTTTTTCATGTGAAGCACGAAAGACATTCACGCAAAGGCGTTACCAAATTAAAAGACCCTCGCGATATATACGAGCTGGTCGCTAACCAAGGCGCTAGAAGATTACGAGCTTGTATACTTGCTATCATCCCCGGCGATGTAACAGAGGCAGCAGTCAATCAATGCAAGACCACCCTTGAAAGCTCAGACGTTCCTATTGCTGATCAGGTTCGCAACATGGTATCAGCCTTTGATATACTAGGGGTAAAGATTGATCACTTAGAAAAAAGACTAGGGCATAACCTTGACGCGATCATACCGGCTGAGATAGTAACGCTTAAATCTATCTATAAATCAATCAAAGACGGCATGGCAAAGCGAGATGATTTTTTTGATATACAATCAAAGGTTACAGAGGATGCCAAAGACGAACTTAAAAAACTTGTAAGCAAAAACAAAAAGGAAATTAAAAATGACAGCGAAGAAAAAGAAAGTTGAACTGACAACAGAATGTAAAGCAGGCAAGCATATTTTTATAGTGACTGCCAGCATGACTAAAGGCGGAATGCAAAAGGCTACGACTATGCGTTGTCAGTCTTGCTTGATGCCATTGGACATGGAAGAAATAGAAATTCGTGAATGGAAAGAATCAGAGACAGCACAATAATGCGCGGCTCTTTAAAAGCTAGGGTTGACAGTCTCTATACTGGGGCTGTCAGTACTGTTAGTAGTCACATATGTATTTATAAAAGTGACACGCTGGTTAAAAAGAAAGTTCATGGAACAAATAAAAATAAGGTGATTCGAATTGCTATTAGACTCTGAGGCATCAAGACAAATATATTTAATCTTTCAAGATGATATTGATTACCCCCTTAGCTGGTTATGCCGCAAAGGTTTTAAACATGTCTTTGCTATCGAGAGGCAGGCGACGGGCTGGGTATGTGTTGACCCATCACGCACAGACTTGGCAACAGTTATTTTACCAGCTACTTACAACACAGAAGTTATGCATTCATTCATAAAATTAAACCCTACGGCTACAGTTATACATCTTGAAGTTAAGAAGACAGATAGATTTAACTACCCTATGCCCGCAATTCAGGGGTGCGTAGGGGGTATTCAATACCTACTTGGCACCTACTGGCCTTTTACTTTTACCCCTAGTCAGCTATATAATAAACTTATAAACAAAACACCACATCATATAAGGATTATAAAATCATGGGCGGCAAGAGCGGAGCAGAAAGAAGGGCAGAAGATGCAGCAAGAAGATCAGACGAAGCAACCAAAAAGCTAAACGAACAAACAGATAAATTAAAAAAACGATCAGAAAAAGAACAGAACAAAGCGCAGCGTTTATTAATACGTTCCTCGCGTGCGGCTGGTGGTGGGTTCTTTAGTACTGATACACCTAAGGCAGCGGCTACCGATTCGCTAGGCGGAAGTGGAGACTTAGGCTAATGGTTGATGCTAATAAAATATTAAAAAGGCGCGACAACTCACGGTTGTTTAATGAAATTAAAGAAGAGAACAAGCCCAAGCTTGACGTTAACAGGCTTGTACGTAGACGTAACAAAGCCAAGGGAGACTTGGACCAGTGGCGTTCTATGCTTGAGACTGCATATCATTACGCCTTGCCAGACTATAACCCGTTCGAGAACTACGGGCGCGGCGGTGCGGTTACTAAAGGTAATCAATACAACGGGGATATCTACGACCTGACTTTACCAATAGCACATCAACAGTTAGCCGATAAAATGTTGATGGGTCTAGTACCTCAAGGTCAACAGTGGATGAAGTTTGTACCCGGCGACCAGTTCGGCGAGCCTGAAAGTGCCGAGTATGAAAAAGCACTTGAAGCCACGCAGAACATGACCGACCATTTTTTTAGAATATTAGATAGAAGTAATTTCTATACCTCAGTTGCCGAAAGCTTAAGCGATGTTTTAATATCCACTGGCGTGCTTGCTGTCAATGAAGGTACTAGAAAGGTTCCATTAAAATTTGAAGCTGTACCAGTCAGTCAAGTTATGCTTGAGGGTAATGCAGAGGGTGGCATTGACGCAGTGTTCAGGGATTGGATGGACGTTAGAGTTGAGAACATTAAACAAATGTGGCCAGAAGCTACAGCCCCCGACGGTAAAGACATAGACGACAAGGTTAATATATGGGAGTGCGCATACATAGATTACAGCGCAGAAGATAAAGACCGGTATAAATATGTAGTCATGACTACAGCAAAAGAAATTTTGCTTGAACAGTCAAACCCGTCTTGGCCTTGGGTTGTCTATCGTATGCGTAAGATGACAGGCGAGACACGAGGACGCGGCCCAGCTCTTAGAGCCTACCCGACAGCAGCAACAATCAATCAGGCGTTAGAAGATGAGTTGATTGCAGCAGCTTTCAAATCTAACCCAATGTACATGGCCTCAAGCGACTCAGCATTTAACCAAGACACTTTCACAGCTAAGCCCGGCGCAATCATACCGGTTCAAATGGTAATGGGTCAGTGGCCTATACAAGCCTTTCCTGCCGGTGGTGATATAAACTTTTCGTCATTAGTCATTAGTGATTTAAGACAACAGATAAATCAAATGATGTTTGCCTTTCCTCTTGGCCCTATCAATGCACCTGACCGCACAGCGACAGAAGCACAGATTAGATACAAAGAAAACTTAGAGGGCTTTGCAGCTATGGTGCCTAGACTTCAAAACGAATTCTTTGCACCAGTCATTGAGCGTTGCTTGTGGATTATAAATAAATTGCAGCCGGAAACTTTTGCAAACATAGACCCTGCTATTAGAGATAAAATGTTATCACTTGATGGTGAGCTGTTAGGCATGAGCTATGAAACCCCATTGATGACAGCTAAAGGACAAATCAAAACCGATAACTTACTTGGATTCTATCAAGCGTTAGCGTCAATGATTGGGCCAGAAGGTGCAACCGCATCACTAAGAGCACCTGAGTTAGTGCAGGCACTTGCAAGAAACCAAGACGTTGAGATGTCAAACGTTAAAACTAAAGAAGAGCTAGAAGCAATGATGGCAGCAACAGGCCAAGCAGCACAGCAAGAAGCAGAGAACCAAGGGTTGACAGATGAATAATAACTACGAAACACAATGGAACAATAAATTTAATGAGCTGTGCCACGAGGTTTTTTATAAAAACAAAACAGGTGCGCAGCTATTAAAGCAGCTAGAAGATAAATATTTTAGAAGCCCCGTTGCTTTTCCAGACAAAGAACCAGCGTGGGCTTTTTTCAATGAAGGCAAGAACGATTTAATAAGATCTTTTTCTGCTGCCATTCAAACGCACATGAACAAAGCACAGCAAACATCATCTATTAAAACAATGAAGAGGGCTAAATAATGCATGAAGAATCAAGCGGTGAAGTAGCACCAGCAGAAGCGGCACCAGTAGAGGCAACAAGTGACGCACCAGTACAGCAAGCACCCATTGCAGAAGCTGCGCCAGTTGAAAGCCAACAACCACAAGCAGAAGCCGAAGCAGCACCAGCAGAAGAGGCCGCACCGGTAGAAGATGAAACGCCTGAATGGTTTATGAAGGATAAATTTAAAACGGTAGAGGATCAAGCCAAGTCTTATTCAGAACTTCAAAAGAAAATGGGTAAGTTTTGGGGTAGCCCTGACGATAAATATAGTACCGAGGGACTAGAGAACGTCGAAGCTAACGACCCATTGATTGAAAGTTTAATGCCGGCTCTTAAAGATATTGGTTTATCTCAAGAAGGATTCAAGCATTTAGCAGAGGGATACAAAGAAGCTAACATGCAGATGGTGCAAAAGTTAGAGGCTGAATTAAAAAAAGAACTCACAGTCAACGACGCGCACACATACCAAGCAGTTAATAAATGGATGGGTGACAATTTAACACCGGAAGAAGTAAGCACGGTTCAAAATAATTGGTTGCTAACACCAACAGACTTTAAGTTGTTTAATCAAATGCGACTAATGGCAGCACCGTCAACCAGTGTGCCAAGCTCAGCATCAGGCGACGCAATTAAATTTGAATCTTCAACCGAAGTTGAGAACGATAAAATAAAATATCGAACAGAAGTTAAACAAAAAATAAGAGTTGCAGATAAGAATCACGAAAATGATTTAGCTGCAAGATTCAGAGATGCAAGAACTAGAGAGCTTCGAGGACGTTAGTTTGATTCTTATCTAATAATTAACTATAATTAACAAAGATTATACAGGCCCTTGCACACCGGATACCCGCAACTAGCGGCCTGGTCTATGACTTGGACACCCTGAAAAACAAATCTAAATTCATTTACTTTATTTATTTTAATTTTTTGGGGTACAAATCATGTCATTACAATTAGCTAATATTGAGATAGAACAATTTTTAAGCGACGCACATTCTGAATTCCAATCAGAAGGTTTCCTATTAGAAAATGCTGTTAGAACTAAGACAGGTACTAAAGGTTCTATAGTTCATTTCCCTGTTTTCGGTCAAGGTATGGCGACTCAGAAAGCACCGCAAGATGATGTTACACCTATGAATGTTTCTAATAGAGATGTTCCAGTAACTATCGAAGATTGGTATGCATCAGAATATGCCGACCGTTCATTCAAAAACAAACTTGCTGTTAATGCAGTCGAAGAATATACAAAGGTTGCTTCATGGGCTATTGCTAGACGTGCTGACCAAATCATTGTTGATGCTATTCAAGCTGCAACTTATGCTACATCACCTACAAGCTTACAAGGCGCACAAATCGCTGCCGGTGGTACTGGTTTTACTTTTGCTAAACTGTTAGAGGGTCATGCTTTCTTACGCAAGCGCAGTGCTAACATGGGCAAGAAGTCAGTTATTATTAATTCAGCAGCAGAAGCAGATCTATTAGCAGCTACAGAGCTAACAAATTCTGACTTTGTTAACCGTAAAGCTTTAGAATCTGACGGCTTAAACGGCATGACTGTTTTAGGTTTAGACTTTATCGTTATACCTGACATGAACGAGGGCGGATTAACAGCGACTAAAGCTTTCATGGTAAATGAAATGGCAGTCGGTTATGCATCAAGCGAACGTTTAGGCGGCGATATCTCTTGGGAAAATGTCAAGACTTCTTACTTAATAAACATGTGGCTTGAAGCTGGCGCAGCAGTTGTTGACGCTAAGGGTCTTGTTGAAATTAACTTTGTATAACCTAAACTGATTAAGGAATTTAGAAATGACTTTTAATATAAACTATCTAGGCCGTGTATCATCATCAGCCAACATCCAAGCTTTGAAAGTTTGGTCTTACAATGCTACTGCTGCCGGTGCTAACGAAGCTATCGCAACAGTTGTTGCAAGTGGTTACTTTAACAATGCACAGCAAAGCTTAGCCGCTAATACATTATCAGGCTTACTTGCAGTTGGTGACGTGATTCACGTACACGGTAATGATTCAAATGGTATGTACGTTGTCACTTCCATTACTACTGCTGTTACTGTTTCAACTTATGCAGCTATCGGCTCAATCAGTAGCGCACAAGTTAACCCTAACTTAATTCAATATGCATCAGTTGCTATTACTGCCGCTCAGTTCAACGGTATGTATGCTGCTCCTAAATTATTAGTTGCTGCTGGTGGTGCTAACACACTGTTAGTTCTTGATAGAGTTCAGTTGTTACTTACATACGGTGCTGCTGCTTATGCTGCCGGTGGTGTTGCTGCTGTTCAGTATGATTCAACTGTTAATGGTGCAGGTATTATTGCATCTACAACCATGGCCGCTTCATTATTTCAAGGAACAGTTAGCGAAACTTTTAATATGAATGCCGGAGTAGTTGACCAGCCATTCTCTACATCGGTCAACAAGGGATTATATTTATCGAATGTGACCCAAGCTTTCACCACGGGCGATTCAGACCTAGTTGCTCATATTTGGTACAAAAAGATTCCAAGCGTGTAGTATTGTTTAATCCTAGACCTTTAGGGGTCTAGGTATTCTTTAACTTTTTTTATCATAGAAAATAGTTTGCAACTATAACAGCGTAGTTAATAGCCTTGTATTGCCCCGCTTAGGGGCAGTACTTTAATAATCTAAACAAGGATGCTTTATGTCAATCACACAACCAACGACCGACATAGAAATAATTTCTCAAGCATCAATCTTATGTGGTCGACAAGGTTTTAATTCTATTGATTCAGGCGGAAGCTTTGCACAAGACGGGAGCGCTTTATATCAAACGTTAGTCTGTGCTGAATTAGGTTCTAACCGTTGGAGATTCGCACAAGCCTTCCAAGCTATGGGCGTACTATCCACACTGACACCATCCTTTGATAGTTGGAATTACTACTGGGAAATGCCAGCAGATTTATTAATGCTGTTTAGATTGGACCCTATGGTTAACTATGCCGTATTCGGTAATAGAGTTTTAACAAATACTAATCAATCTCTAACCGTAATCTATGCAAAGAGTGTGCCAGTTTCAAAATGGCCTGCTACTTTCTCAATGTATATCGTATACAAGCTAGCCTCAATGATGGCTATATCAGTTACCAATTCAGACAGAATGGTTGCAAGAATTAATGGCGGTGCTGACATGTGGGAATCAAGAGCTTTGTTTTCAGATGGTCAAAGTACACCAGCTAGAAGCATACGTTCTCAGCCTTACGTTGATGTAAGATATTCATACTCAACAAACCACAGAAGGCGTTAACCTATGCCGCTTAAAACCATACATAACACGTTCACTAAGGGCGAGCTTGACCCGACATTATTAGCCAGAGTTGACATTGATATCTATACCAAAGGAGCAAGAAAGCTTCGCAATATGGTGGCCTTGTGGACTGGAGCCGCTGCGATTGCACCGGGTACAACATACACAGACATGATGATTGATAGAGAGAATGGCAACGCAGTTATTACAAACGCAGATTATATTAATATTGTTGACTTTCTTTTTGATGCCTCCGGTGAAATAACTTATACAATAGTTCTTAGAGCATCAAATGCAGTATCAGCAATCGACATATATTATAACGATACTTTCCAAGTAACCGTTGGCGTAGCACCATACACACTTGCGCAAATTAAAGATGTGCATTTTGCAGTAGGTCACGACAGGATTTTATTACTTCATGAATCAGTACCTATCGGTCAACTAGTCAGAGGAGCAAGCCATGCGCTATGGACGCTAAGCGTTATAACACCAAACGTAAGCCCTACATTTGATTTCACTGTGATAGGTGGCACGCAATATAGAACGCCTACCTTTACTTTTACCCTTGGAGCATTAACAGGGTTAGCTGTAGCATTAACGGCAAGTGCTGCTATCTTTACAAGCGGTCATGTTGGCGGACTCTTTAGGGCTGGTGCTGGCTCAGCAAGAATAAACGTGGTCAACGCAGCGGGTACAGTTGCAACAGTGGAAATACTAGACGACTTTTTAAAGGTGCTACATAGTGGCGACGTGAGCTCACTTAAAGAAAGAATGTGGCATGACGCTACCGTAATCGGAGCAGCACCGGCAGCAATAGACCGTGGCTTTCCATCGCGCGGGGTGTTTTATTTAAACAGATTAATGCTAGGGCATAGCGCATCACTTAAAAACATTTGCGCTATATCAACAGCCGGTGTTTATGATGACTTTGACGACTCAGACATTGACGCAGCGGCTTCATTTAGCGTGTCATTTAATGGCAAGGGCGAACAAAGTATTGAGTCAATAGTTGCAGATGATTCAATAGTATTCTTAACAACTAATAAAGTTTTTGCTCAAAGCCCATTAGTCGAATCACCTTTATCAGCATCAACTTTTTATTTTGCGCCACAATCTCAAAACCCTGGCAGCAATGTGGAAGCTGTGACAATTGACAATCAAATTTTATATGCATCAGGAAATAAAACACAGGTAACACAGCTTGTTTATAATACTGGTGATGCGAAATACATTGGATACCCTGCTGGATTATTATCCAATCATTTATTTCAAACAGTTAATTCAAATGCCACTTGGGATCCCGGCAATGTACAGGCCAGACTTTATCTAGCTACACAGTTAGACGGCAGCTTATTAATGTACAGCACCTTGCTACAGCAAAATGTATCAGCTTGGAGTAAGAGAACTACAAGAGGAAAGTTTAAGCAGGTTATAGGCGACGGCAGACAGGCACATGTGTTAGTTGAAAGGCAAATCAATCTAGGCATAACAACTTTTCAAACAACAATGGACTATGCATACACAAGTAATAGTTTAATGACAGCCTTTAATAATGTGACGACAGCTTTCGGAGATGGTGCAGGAACATTAACCAGCATCTTTGAAGAGAATAATAATCAAATAGTTTTAGGAAATGACATACCATTCACAGCTATTGATTTAACACTAAGCACTTTATCAAGTCATGACTGCTTGCCTACATTTGAATACTTAGACTTAAACGGATTCTGGGATGTGTTCACACCAACAGATAACACCGCCGGCTTTACTGCTAGCGGCTCTGTCACCTGGACTTTTGACGACGTACTAAACTGGCAGCCTAATGATGTTAATGGCATAGAACAAAAGTACTGGATTAGAATTAAAAGAACGGAAGCAACAGTTACAACAACGCCAATAGTTCAACAGCTAGATGTTAATACAGGTGTAAGACTTTACTTAGAGCGCATGAATTTTGGCAAGTACATGGACTCAACAGTTACAACAAGCTCATCAGCAACAGGAGCGGTAACAGGTTTAACAACCCTTGCAGGTCAAAAAGTGTATGCAATAGCGGATGGTGCAACTAGTGGCCCATTCTTTGTAGACTCAGCAGGCGCAACCAATATTAAATCAGAGTTCGCAGCCGTTGACATTGGTATACAATACAAGCCTGAGCTAGTGCCAATGCCATTGCTTACACCTGGACAAGATGGGGACAACACCTATTCAAATAAATATGTTCAAGATATGTTCGTTGATTATGTAGAATCACTTTATTTGCAAGCTGGCTCACGCCCAAGCATAACAGACATACCAAACATGCAACTAGGTAACTACACACTAGGTCAATCAGTACCACCGCAAACAGGAGTGTACGCAATACACCCTCGCGGTAGCTGGAACCCTAGACAAGAATTATATATAACGCAATCACAGCCCGGCCCTATGACTATCATCGGCATAGGCTACCACGTAGAGGTAACATAATGTCAGGAATAACAGGTCAAGCGGTAGGGCTAGCAGTAGGCGCGGCAGTTGGTTTTGCAATTGGTGGGCCTGCTGGCGCAACGGCTGGAGCATCGGTTGGAGCATCAGCAGGCGGGTTCCTTGATTCATCAAATGCAAATAATGCTCAGTCTCAACTTGAAACATCAGCACTCAATCTACAGTTAGAACAAGCCAGGCATTCGGCTGCTGAGAAATCAGCCATACACGCTGGAAACTTTAGGCAGGCGTTAGCTTCACAAGTTGCATTAGCTGGTATGCGTGGCGGCTCAGGCTCAGTGATGGGCCAGTTCTCATCAGCATCATACAGAAACTTCTTACTAGACCAGCAAGCAATTGACGTAGGCTTATCAATAACAGAGGCTAGCGGTGGATTAGCTAGAGCTGACTTAGCAGGAAGAAGCGAAGCAAGAAACGCTAGAGCTTTAAGCGGTGCAGTTTCAAGCGGTACTAGAGGTCTTAACCTTAATGTTTTTTGATAGGAATAATAATGGCTAACGAACAAACACCAATCCAAAGACAGGTTTTAACGCCTACAGTTAACGTTCAAGCTGGCTCAGGTTTTGAATCATTAGGTAATGCAGCTACAGCACTAGCAACACAAGTATCAAATAAACTTTCTGATATAGCTATAGAGCAGGCAGCACAGAAAGGTGCAGCAGATGGCGCAAGCGGTAAAGCACCAGAGACTTTAATGCCTGGGCTTACTGCTGCAACCTCTGCATATAATAAAGGCGTCACGTCCGCTGAATCAAACAGAATAATTGAGTCAGGCAGACAGCAGATAGAAGAAGCTTTTATTAAAAGCTCTGACCCTGCAACCTTTAATGCCAACACACCAGCAGAATTTAAGGCTCAAGTTACCGGCATAACTCAAGGAACATTGGAAAATACTAGGCCAGAAATTAGAGCTCATGTACAACAATCTTTAAATAGTATGTCGCGCCAAGCTTCAATGAAAATGCTTAGCCATTCAATCGAATTTGATAATAAAAAAGTGGTTGATAACTTTGGTTTTGATATTGATAACTATGTTCGCGATAGAAGGAACCTAGCAATCAAAGGTGATGTTGAAGGTGTTAAAAGAATTGATGGTCTAATTGCAGAAACAAAAGAAAATTATTCAGCTCAAAGCGAACAGATAAAAGCTTTGATGCCAAAGATTAACAAAAAGTTAGCACAGCAAAAAGATATTGATAACGTTCTAGCTGGCTACTCACATGCAACGACAGAAGAAAAGCCACAGTTCATGGCGGACTTGCTAGAGAACAAAGGCAACCTACCATTTGACACATTGCAAAAAGCATCAGCAGAAGTATTGAAGCTACACAAAACAGACACAGCATTGAAACATGATCTCAATGCGCAGGAAGTTTCAATAGTTAATGATGGCATTGTGTCAGGTCGCATTAGTGATGCAGACCAAATACTTAACTTTGATAATTTAAACGTCACTCAAAAATTACACGCAATGAGTGCGCTTGAAGTTCATAACAAAAAGATAAACACAGAACAAAATAAAATGCTGGCAGCACAGAAAGCAATCTTATTTAATCGCTCGGCTGTCATTGCAGACAGCACAAAGAACCAAATGTTTGAGCTTTCCAATGGGCAACTAGAAGCTGCAAAAGGTTCGCCAGCTTCATTGACTGACATGTCTCAATCACTTCTAGGAACTAATGCATATCCTACTAGCGGCCTGCCTAATACATCAATGAAAACTAACGTAACTGCTTTTGATTCTATTATCAGTGGCCAATTAACTGGGGGCGACCCTATGGCTACAGCTCAAGCAGCTATGGTTTTTAAAGATATGGTTAAGATTCAGGATCAACCAAACTCTGTTAGCATAAGCGGTAAAGCTTTATCAGTTGCAACATTGTTTAACACTCTCAACCAAGGCGACACAACACCAGAGAGAGCGGCAGAGCTTGCAATCAATCAGGTTCTTAATGCTGGCGCACCAGAGATAAAAGAAAGAACAGCGCGCTTTAACTCCTTGGCTTTCGTGGATAAAACAACAGGCAAGTCAAAGCTTGACAAGGCTTATCAAGATACATTCGGCACAGGCACTAGAAACTTTAAAACAGATTCAGCATTTAGTTTGTTTAAAGATATCTACCGAGCTAATTACCTTGCCGCAAACTCAGAAGAAGCAGCGCTAAGCGCAACAAAATATGCTATGCATTCTTATGGAACATCACCATATTTTGATGACGGAATGGTTGCCAGCCCTGTACCAGAAAAAGAATTATCTATTGCTAAGGTAGGCAGCACTTTTGATAATCAATTAAACATTGGTTTGCAAGGTGTGATTAGACGCAACCAACAGATGCGCGATGACGGTACGCCCGTTCCTGTTATTGAATGGGCAGACAAGAGCAGCGAAATAAACTTAGCTGACCTATCAGATGAATCAAAAGTTTTTGATAAGTTAGGAGCTGGAAAAGATCCCAAGATTAAAATAGATGGACACGAATCAAAAGTTGTCTTAGTGCCTGGCCCTGACTCAAAACTTGGTGATAGAGTTAGATACAACTACGGTTATTATGATCAGTTCGGCATGCTTCAAATGCTACCCGACGCATCAAATACCACAGGACACACCGCGCAGTTCTCACCAGTGGGTTTAGAAATGTGGTCGCCTGGTATCTTCGAAGAAAAGAACCAAGAAAAATTAACCGAGATTGCTAAGAAAATTAACCATGAAAAAATAAATGAAGCGATGACAGAGTTTAAAAAAATGAGCCCGCTACTTACTCGCAACATACCGTCATTTGCATTAACAAAAATATTTGAAATGGTAGCCGGTGAGCCTGACCCGTCAAAAATTGTTGAGTTATTAAAGCAGCGCATCCAAAAAGATACTACGCAAAAAGATATGGTTGATGCCGATGTTGTAAGTGTTAAGGATAATGAATGATGCCAGAAGATATCAACGAAGAACAAAAGAAGCCTGAGCTTAACGCAGACTTGTACGACATGCTTAGTCCTGGCCCTGCTGGCTACGTTCCTTTGCCAACTAACGTTCCTTACTCAGACCCGAAAGGCTCGACGTTTGTCGCCAACCTTAGAGACTCAACAAGCTGGGGCTACTTCATGAACACCGAGAGCAGCCACCTAGTTAATCAAAAGTCACTACCTATCAATGAAGTCTTGGCCAAGGTGCCGGATGATTTAATTGATTATGCTGATAAGTTTATGATGGATGCAACCGACGAAGACTTTAAATCAACTGAGTCAAAGCTAAGAACAGAACTTAATGATAAAGCTTTGTTTAATGCATACCCTAAAACAAGTCTTGCTACAGGTTTTGCAGCTCAATTACTAGACCCTGTTAATATTTTTATGCCTGGCTCGGTTCTTTTAAAGAGTGTCGAGCGTGAAGCTAGCCTACTAAAAACAATGGCTGGCGTGGGCGTAGCCGCTGCTGCTGCATCAGGAGTTCAAGAGGCTGTCTTAC